AGGCGTCCCAACTATAGAACGTGCCGAACGGCCCTTTTCGCTTGGCCGCATTCTTAGCACCCTTTTTCGCCGGGTCGATTAAGGTTTTGCCGGGCTTCGGTTTTGGCTTCGGCGTCGTGCCGGGCGGCGTTTCGCCGGGCGGTCCACCGCCGGGCATTGTTTTGGAATCGGGCGCCCCGTTCAGCGAACTTATATCGGTGTCGTCCGAAGTCGGGGAAACCGCAACTTCCGTTCGCAGCGTGACAAACTTCAGGCCAAGGCGCTTGGCGCGTGCCTGATCGGCTGCAATCAACGTGTCCATTTCTTCGGCGTCATAGCCCATAGCTTCGACAACGTCGCTCCGCGCCTTGAAGCCCGAATCAACCGCAAGTTTTTCAGCGGTCAAGTCCTTAAGCGGGTCGATCCATTCCCATTTCGGCGTGATCCACCGAATACGCTTCCCGAAGTCGCGCGGCGTAGCCGCATATTGCGAGGCCGAAAAAGTCGTCACCGACCGCGCAACAACGGCGGCGTCCAGCCAACGATTCGCAATCGGGCGGCAAAGTTGAAAGATCATAACGGAATTCTGAAGCGACGACACGCGACGCTTGAACGAAATCATTCCGCCGCGCTGCGAACCATAGCTTGTCTGTCGCAAGTCGCCCGTGAAGGTCGCGTAAGGCAATCCGATGCCAGCGGCGGCACGAAGAAGATTCCGATATTGAAACGCTTCGTAATTCCCGCCAACGTCCGCCGGTTGGCCGAAGCTAACGTCCTGTCCGGTTGCCAGTTCGACGGTCGCGCCCGGTTCCATTCCCGTGTCCGTTTGCGACGCGCTTCCTTCATGCGGCGAAGTCGGCGCACCCGCCAAAGGATTTTCGCCTTCGTCTTCGCCAGCGTTGCGCGTTATAAACGCGGTAAACAATGCCGCCGTCCGTTTGCGTTCCAGTTCCGCGTCGTCGTAAAGATCAAGAAGCGCAACCGTGATAATCGACGCGAGCGTATGCGGCACGCCACGGATTTGCCCGGCGCGAATTGGTTTGAACAAATGCAAGATTTGGTCGGCGGGGATAAAATAAAGATAGTCCCCAAGGTTCGAATAATTCTGAATCAGTTCGCCCGGATGATTCCGAAAGAACCAATAGCCTTCACGTCGCCCGATTGCGTCGAACTGGATTCCGCATTCGACCCGCGACCCATTTCCAAGAATCATATTCCAATTTAGCGGCACCATTTCGGAAGGCAGAATTTGAATCTGAAGCGGGACGGACAGGCCGTCCGAAATGTATCGCGGGCGAAACCGAAGAAACACTTCGCCAGCTTCGAACATTTCCGACGCCATAATATTTTGCTGGCCATAAAAATCCGTCAAGCCGTCCGCGTCGGATTCGTCCGTCCACTCCAAAAACAATTCTTGAAGTTCGCCTTTCACCTTGGGATCGGGCGTAACAAACGAAGGCCGAATCCCGTCGCCGACAAGGGACGCGACGAATTCTTCTTTCGCCTGAACCATAAGCGGATTATTGACGCACAAGAAACGCGAGCGCGCGAGCGCATTTTTTCCGAAGGCGCGAATCGTGGAATTGATCGCAAGCGGCGAAGTCGGGATTGCGCGCAAGCGGCGTCCGCGCTGCCCGGCTTCGAATCCGCCTTGCGCCATGCTGGCGTGATTCAGCTTAACGACATTCGACTTACCTTGCGGCATTAGCTGAAATCCTTAAACGGGTCACAACGCCCGGCAAAGCCTTTCGAATTCTGCCGAATATAATTCAAGCGCGAGCGCGGCGGCGTGCCATTCGCAGCGGCGAGTTGCGCTTGCAGCGTTTGCATTGCGCGCGCCATATCGGAATAAGTTTGATACTGAACCTTGTCCGTGCCGCTTCCGACAATCAAGACGCCCGCACTCATAGCGCGCTGAAGCGAATCAATCTGAACTTGGATTTGATCGGCAGTCTGAGGCATGGGGCACGATCCTTCGCGAACCGCGACTCATAGCACTGATTCAAAGCGCCCCGATTAAGATTTAGGACATAAACCGGCTTTGCCGAATCCGCGACCGGGGCGGCGCAACCGGGACCACTTTTGCTATGCCTTCGCCATCGCGGGCGAGCGTGACTCCGGTATAGCTTGCAAGGGCTTCCGCACGTTTGGCGAACGTGACTTTGCGCGTAACCATGAGGCCGCGCAACGCCGCGTAAGCATACACGCGCGCGTCCAAGGCTTCGTTCGCATGGCCCTTCGTTTGCTTCCAGTATTTCACGGCGCGACCGCCGCGATATTCCAGCAAGAGTTTTTCCGCCGTTAGTTGTTCGAAATAATTATCGGGCCGATCCTGCGGGAAATGCTGGAAGCCGGGGCCGGGCGTTTCGACAAGTAATAACTCGCGAATGACTTCCTTCGCCGAGTTGACGCCAATCGAAATCGGGCGATAGCCGACTCGCGTTTTGCGGGGATCATATTTCGCGGGCGTTGGCCAAACGGGACTCCACTGGCCTTGTAAGTCGGACTTGCCCTTAATGCCCCAAATGTTCGACGTGCGCCGGGGCGCGCAATAGTTATAAACATTTTCCGTGGAATGGCCGCCCGTGTCTATGCAAGCCGCTTCGATCTTGCGAATGTTTCCTTGCGCGTCTTTCCACTCGCGCCGAAAGTACGCGTCAAGTTCAGCCCATATCGCCGGGGTTGCCGGGTCGCCCGTGATAACGTGATAATCGACGGACCACGATTCGAATCCTTCGCCCCAAGCGACTGTCTCAATTTCGAGTCGGCCTTCGTTGACCGTGCCGCCGGACTGAACGTCAACCCCTGCGGTGATTACTAAGCCCCCGGCGGGAACCGGCGCGTCGAACTTTTCCTTGCGCGCCGCGAGCGAATGCGACTCCACCTTCCGCATGGCCTGAAGCTGGAACGGCAATGCTAACTGAGTATTATAAAAAACTTGTTTCGTTTCCGGGTCGTCTTTGACTTCGACCCAATTGGCCGCGAGTTCGGGAATCGTCGTGACCGGCGAATACAGCTTCGACGCATGGAATCCCGCGTGCTGATTGGACACGGCGCGTTCGCCGCATTCCGTACAAGTCGCATATCCGACTTTCCAATAGTCGTCCCATTCCCAACTCCGCGTCTTGGCCGGGTCTTGTTCGATATCGCAGCAGCGGAACGCGCGCGTTTGCTGCCAGCGAATCGCGTCCTTGGTTGTGCAGAAACGAAGGCGTTGCGCTTCCGTCCACTCGCGCCCTTCGATTGGCTCACGTGAAACTGGATCGACTCCGCACACTTCGCAGTAAAGCGCCGCCGTCATTGGGAAGTGTTCGCCAGTCGGCGACTTAGCCCAATGCACGTTGCGAAAGAAGTCCAGCGTTTGCCAGTGCGAGCAATGCGGGCATTCGACGAACGGGCGGCGCTGATCGGATTCTTTATAAGCTTTGTCAATGCGCGACGTTTCTTCCCATGTCGGCGAGCAACAACGCACCTTCAACCGATTGCCCCGGAATGTCGCGGTGCGTTCTTCCGCGATCTTGATTGGGTCGCCTTCGTTTTTAATTGTCTCATACTTATCTATTTCGTCTAGCAACGCGATTCGAATCGGGCGCATGGCGAGTTCAGTCGCGCTTCCGGCGTAAGCCAACGCGACGAAGCCGCCGGGAAATTCCTTATAGTCGATTGTGTTCGATCCGCCGCGAACGCGATCCTTCATAGACGCGAGGCACGGCGTCGCTTCGATCATTGGCTTAAGCCGTTCCTTGCTGAAGATGCGAACGGCGTCTTCCTTCGGCTGCACCAAAAGAATCGGGCACGGGTCAAGGTCCGCGTGATAGCCAATGATGTTCAAGAGCAATTCAGTCTTAAGCGTTTGCGTCGCCACTTCGCATGAGATTGTTTCAACGCCCGGTTCGGTCGTCGCCATCATTGGCCCGCGCGCGATTTCAAACCGCGTCGTGCGCCAGCTTCCGCCGAAGTTCGACGCGACCGACGATAGCTTGCGCTTTTGGTCCGCCCATTCGACAAGGTTCAACTTCGGCTTAGGACGGAAGACGGCAACGAACACGTTGCCAATCTGATCCGCTAAGTCCGCCTTGGCCGCTTCAGGGTCATAGCCCTTAAAAC